ATGGGCTGGTGGGTGAGGCTACAATTCAAAACCCCCTCAACCCGCATAAACGCTGAAATGAACAAATGTTGGCTAAAAGTCAACTATTTTATTAGCTAAGTTGCTTAGCACTTTTTCGCTCTATTACTGAATTAATTGAGTATTTTATTAGTATATAGTACTAATTTACTATTAATTTTTACCCGGCGAGCTGCCTCATGCTAAATTTTTTCGGGCCGGCTTTCGATTGCTATTTTTTTCAAAAATTATTTTAATTTCTATTATTTTTTTGTCGATTTTTTTATTGATTTACTATACTTAATTTTTTTGTTATACTTTAGACGTAATTAAAGACTATTTTTACTATAGTTAAGGAGGGTTATGTAATGAAGAAAACACTTGATGAATTGCTCAATGATGTTAAATCAATCGAAATGAGCGACGACGTTAGAGTTAAATTGCTCGAGGATCTATCTGACAGCTTTGAGCCTGGCGAGTCTACTGTTGACCTAGAAAAGTTTGTTGAAAAATCGACTTTTGACGAACTTACTAACAACTATAACGACTTACAAAAGCGCTATATTGCTAGATTTGGCGAGAAAGTCGCCGATGAGCCTAAGGACTCCGACGAGGAGCTACTTAAAGACAAGACTGTAATTGATATTAAGGAGGTTTAATCATGGCAAGTAAAACTACTTTAAAAGTTGCTAATGCTGCAGAGTTAGCAAGCTATATTATTAATTCAATTAATCAGGTGCCAGGTGTTGGCACTATTGACTTACCTACAAGAGATATGTCTCTTAAGCAGATCGGCGAGCTTATCTTAGATACACCAGCTCACCGCAACGCTTATTATGACGTATTAAATCGTTTAGCTATTATTAATATGACTCGTAGTTATTACGAGTTTCCTTACGGCTTTATGCTTAGAGGTTCATTTACTTACGGCGAGAGCGTTGAGGAGATTGAAGTTGACGCTGTTGACCCTATCGACTACTATGATATACTCTCTCAGCCTGAGGAGGTTCTAACTAACTACGTCCCTAACGTTAAGAGTTATATTCACTCTATAAACCTAGCTAAGGTTTATCCGGTTACAATCGACTACAACCAGGCAGCAGAGGCTTTCCTATCTGAGGACGGACTCTTTAACTTAGTTGATAAGATTTCAGAAGCACAGTATAACTCAGCTAAATTCGACTTGTATTTCTTAGTAAAATATATGGTTCAGCGTCGTATTTTAAGCGGTACAGTAGCTCCGGTCTATGTTAACGGTTTTGACTCTATGACAGCTACAGAGCAAGTAGCAGAGATTAAAGCTATTGTTAATAGATTAATCGAGCCAAGCCGCCTGTATAATCCAGCTGGTATTTTAAAAGCCGTTGCTCCTAAGGATATGACTCTTATATTAGACGCTCATGGTGAGGCTAGCTACTCAACTCTTAACTTAGCTTTAGCTTTCAATAAGAGTGAGGCTGAGTTTAGAACAAGCTACTCAATGATAAGCGATTGGACTACAAACGACTTCACTCGTTTAGCTAAGCTAATTCCTGACGTTCAGGAATTTACAGACGCAGAAAAGGCTGTATTAGCAAGCGTTAGAGGTTTCTGCTCTACTCCTGAATGGTGGCAGATCTACGACAAGGAGATTGTCTTTGACGGTATTCCTGGCAGCGATCTCGGTACAGCTGCGACAAATATGACAACATTTAATAATCCTTTGACACTCCGCAAGACTCAGTTCTTACACGTTCAGAGAGTTATGTCAACTAGTCCTTTCCAACCAGCTTTCTTTATTACCACAACACAGCCAGCTATTAGCTCTGTTACTGTGAGCCCTGATACTCTCGTCTTAGCTACATCAGCCGCTAAGATGTCCGTACAGCTTACAACTACAGTTGTCGCTGTTGGTGGTGCTAATATGGCCGTAAGTTATGCAGTTGATGATACAGCAGCAGACAACGGTGTTACTGTTGACGCTAACGGCCTTGTATCAATCCCAGCTAATTATACTGGAGAGATTACTGTAAGAGTAAGCTCTATCTTTGATACAACAAAAACAGACGAGGCTGTTATTACTGTAGCGTCAGGAGACTAATAAGGAGGTAAGCTATGGGCTTTCTACAACCGAATACACGCTCTAGCTTGTCAACTTATCGCTCGCTAATTAATATCTATCATGAAGTAAGGGGCCGAGCTATAAGCGTTTTCTCATGGAACGACTTACCTAATTTAGTTGAGTCGAATTTAATGGAGATAAAAGCATATGGCAACGGCTCCGTTGCTGTATGCTATGATAAATATTTAAATCGTTTTATCATGGGAAGTTTTACACCTTTAGAGTACTTGGATACGGACAACCAGCAGCCGGCTAGAATTAAGTTAATAGCTCAGGGCGGCATTTATGAATTTGACGAATTTGTAATACTTTACGATACAGCTAGCCGCTTGCTATTATCTCCAATTATCCTGGAAAAATGCGAGCGCCTAGTTGAGGTTCAGCGTACTATTGATATAAATATACACCAGCAGCGCACGCCTCGAATTACCATAGTCCCTGAGGATAGAGAGCAAAGCTTTAAAAACCTTTACGCTCAAATTGATAACTACGGCGACAATGTTGTTGGAGTTGGTGACGAGTTTGACGTTGCGCAATACTCAAGTATACTACAGCCGGCTCCTCCTCTCTTTAATGAGCTTTATCAATATAAGAGCCAGCTCTACAGTGAGATCCTTAACTTACTAGGTATTACAAGCGTAACCCAACAAAACCGAGAACGTTTAATCGTTGACGAGTTGCGTTTTTCCAACGGTGGCACTTTTCAAAGCCGCTTTAATAGATACAATCCTAGAGCTCAATTTGTTAAAGACTTCGAGCTCAAGTTTGGGAATTACGTTGACAAAATTCCTAGCTTTGTACTATACGACGAGGTTATTAAGGGCTTGCCAGGGCAAGAACAAGAGACGAGCTTAGAGGTTCCTGAGGACGGAGGAGGTGAGCCAAGTGAGTTTTAACAATTTTTGGTTAGGCTATACACAAGGGCCAGCAGTTACGCCTAGACTTTACGAGGTTATGCAAAGCTTAGCCGGGACTCCTGACGGCTCAACAAATCCATACACGTTAGCAGCTGCAGCTAGAGCTTTAATTTTTAACTTTGACTATGATCTACACCAGGAGAGCAAGGAAACTTTTGAGACAAATATACTTGAATACTTTATGATGAGGCGCTTAGGTTATGAGACTTATACACTTTGGCACATCAAATTCAAAAATAGAATTTTGACAATTTTACCAAAGTATAACGCTCTTTTCGATTACCAGGCTAAGGCTTATAGCTTGATTGAGGAGGATATTAGCGGAAAGTCTTACAGTATCGAGCATATTTACGGAAGTACTAACACTAATACTAAAAATCTTAGCGACGCTTTAACTCATGGCCTAATTAGTTCAAGCAGTGGTACGCTTGATAGTAGACAGTCTGACACGCCTCAAAATAATATAGGCGAGGTTCAAAGCGGCCAGTATTTAAGCAATTACAATTACGATCAAAGCAGTAATAGAGTAGCTAATACTGGAACAGATACAACAGCTCACACTGGAACGGATACAACAGCTCACACTGGAACGGATACGGATACTTACAGCGAAAACTTAGCGAGTCCGGAAAAGTTAGAGCTATTAGCTAAATACCAAGCAAGTATTCAAAACATTTACGCACAAATCTATAAAGAGCTCGACTCTTTATTTAGCATTTTTTAAAAAGGAGGTGTTTAAAAATGCCTATAACTCCATTGGATCCTTTTTGGTTCAGTAATAGAGGCTTACCTACCGTTTTCGATCAGGAAATTGACTACTTTACAATTTTATCCCAGCTTAGAGGAAAAATTAACGATACAGTTAATCTAATTAATGAGCTAGAGACTGAAGTCAATAGCATGAGCTCAGAGTTTGAGAGTATTAAGAGCCGACTTACAGCAGTTGAAACTAAGCTCGATACTATTGAGGCAGAGCTAAAGGCTTACATTGATGAGCAGCTAGCCGGCGTTGAGGATAGACTCGACGACAAATTAGAGGCTTATAAAGCTCAGATTGACGCGGAAATTGTAGAGCTAATCGCTGATTTAAATAGATTTAAGTCAGAGATTGAGTCGGAAATTACTGACTTTGATACTCGACTAGATCAATTTAACGCTTATATGGTTAATCGTTTCCAGGAGTTAACAAACTACGTTAACTCTACAGAGGAGGCTCTTAGAGCTCTTTTACAAGTGGAAATTGACGACTTACAAAATCAGATTGATAACTTAGTTTTTGAGCTCCCTGATATTTATAACCCAGTTGAGGGCATTAATACAAGTATCCAACAAGCAATAATTGATTTGTACGAATTAGCTCAGTCTGACGCGATTACAGCGCAAGTGTTTGACGCTCTTGAGATAACAGCGGCAGAGTTTGACGCTTTACAAATTACAGCTAGAGACTTTGATTTACACGCAAAGTCAATACTAACAGCATAAAAGGAGGGTAATTATGGCAACACAAACAACTTATTATGGTTTTGAAAAGCCAGCAGCTACCGACAAGTTAAGCGTACTGGTAAACTATAACGGAAATTTAGACTTGATTGACTCTACAATTAAAGGAGTTTCGGACGCAGCTACAACAGCAAGCTCAACAGCTACAGCTGCACAGTCTACAGCTACAGCAGCTCAGACAGCAGCCGACACTGCACAGTCTACAGCTACAGCAGCCGGAACAGCTGCAGCAGCAGCAGCAAGCGCTGCAACAGCTGCACAGTCTACAGCAGACTCTAAGGCTGCTATTGATGACACAGCAGCAGCCGCTACAACTACTTATTCAAGTAATAAGATCGAGACTGAGCTTGATAAAAAGCAAGACACAATTACCGGCGCAGCTACTACAATCGTAGACTCTAACCTTACAACTAATAGAGCTTTGATCTCTAACTCTACTGGTAAGGTTGAGGCTAGCCCTATAACTAGTACTGAGTTAGGCTATCTAAGTGGAGCAACTAGTAATTTACAGACACAAATTAATAATATTCATTCAAATGAAAATTTAATTTATTCAACTGATAATATCCCAACAAGTTTAACTGTTGTTGATATTCCAAACATAACTAATTATATAGATTTAACTTTTGTATTTGAAAATACTCAAGGCAATATAATTAGTTCAAATACTATCAGCAGATCAGAATTTACTAATAAAATTTTATTCTTACGAGATTTTGACGGTAGTCCATTACAGCAAATAACTGGATATGTTGCTTATTCTTCAAATACTAGAATAAATTTAGTTTTTGCAAATAGTAATTATAAACTCCGTATTTACGCTCGTTAATCTCTTTCTATCTCCTTTGTATAAATACAAAAAGGCCCAGGCTTTTAGCCTGGGCTTTTCATTTAAAACCATATTCCATATTTTATATATTTACTCACAAGTCCGCTCTTTCTACGTCCTGGAGGAGGTGGAGGCGGTGGAGTTGGTCCGCCGTGGTAAGTCTGATAAATCCTCTCAGCGTTAGCGCCTCGGCTCGCTTGCTCTCCAGGAGTCAACGTCTTTTCGTAACCATTTCCAAAAGTTAACGCGGCTTGGAATGGAATAGTCTCAGCTTGTAGCTCAGTTAATAGCGCTGAGTAATTGCTTTGTAAATCTTGCCACAAAAAAGCTAATTGCATGTAGGCGTTACCAATGGAGTTATAAGCCGAGCTTTGCCAGTAGTCGTAAAGGTGCTCCTTTCGACTGTACCAAGTCCATTGACAATAGCCATAGCCTCCGCCGCCTGGTCCGTTGTTACAGAAATCGTAACGGCTTATCGTTCCGTTGTTAACTTCTTCGGTGTACTGGATCGAGTAAGTATATCCGCTCGAATAATCTCCCTGGACTCGAAAAGGAATAAACCCCGACTCGTCTTGTATATTTCCCATAACCCCGGACGCGGCTACGTCTGTAAGACCGTAGCCGGTTAAAATATCCCAAATTTGTTGCTCCGTTAGTATAGTGTCAGCCATAAGCTACCTCCTATACGATTGAATTAACACTAACTAGATCGCGACGGTTAAGCTCGCTTATAGAGTGCCAAATCCTAAGGCCTCTATTAGCTGCCGCGTTCATAGTTTCAAGCGCTACGTTAGGAATACCTGAGCCCTCAGACTCTCGACGGAATAGTTCGCCTTTAGTTTCAACATAGTCAAAGCGCTCACGACTAGGACTAAAATAATCGACTTTATTTATAGCATACCCATAAGCGTTAAAAAAATTATCAATTAGAGCGGCTTGTCTTGCGTTAACTGACTCTTGTTGTATAACAAAACCAAAGTGACCTTGAGCTACATCAGTAGTCAAGTTTCCGCCTCTGTGTATAGTTCTAGGAGCTAGCTTTTGCTGTTCTTCCTGAGTGTATAAGTTATAAGCCTTATTAAATCCGCTCATAACATTAGATACACCAGTCGCAATCATAGCGCCTTTAGTAACTGCCTCAGGATTGGCCGCACCAGTCGCAGCAATTAAAGCGCCGCCGATTACATTAGCGGCAACTTGAGCCTTTTGAGCGTCTATACTTGGCTTATTCCTTGCAAGCCATGCTTTATAAGTGTCAGAGCTCCAAACTACCTGAGGAAAGCCAGTCAAAGTTAGACGATTAGCTTTCTCGTTTACATATGAGTTTTGGTCGTACTCGTCAAGTGTTAGCGTTATGTTAGGCATTGGAAAAGCTGCTTTATCAAGCGTGTATTTAATTTGATTGTCTGTTGTTAACTCTGGTTTAACCTCTAGGCTTTGACCGTCTGAGTCAATAATTAGAGCTCTCCTGAAAGGGTATGAAAATAATTTATTGTTTTTTACATTTGTATAACTATCTATACTATTATTCCAATAAACCGACCTTAAAAAATGTCTAAAATCTCCACCAGGACAGTCTCCAGGATATTGAAATACGTCACAAATATCGTCAACAAGTCCGTTAGTAACATACTGTTCTATAGCATCGCTTATCTGTTTTACATCTGAATATGTATTCGTTGCTGCCATTGTAAAAAAGTTATCTCTTATATGTCCTGGAACAGCTGTGCCGGTAGGGTTAACAACAGTCGAAAAACCATAGTGCCAATTTGTTTGGAATTCCTGATCGACTTTGTTAACTACATAATCGAGGCCGCCTATAGGCTCAGGCTCTAAGTATTTATACATAGTATCGTCGCTCGTTGTCATTCGAGTTATAAAACAGTCTTGATAGTCCATTGTTTGGCAATAAGTACTAAAAAGATCTACTTCAAAAGAAACCTCAGTAACCGCGTCAGTTATATAATTCAAATCGGTTAAAAAAGCAAATATAGGACTACGATCTCCAGCGTTGCCATAAAGAGCCATATAATTAATATAACTTAGCTCGTCGATTGTCTTATTAATCTTAAAGCTCCCAGTTCTTGAGTTATGTCTAATTACTGATAACTCCATTGAAGTCCATACTAAATAAGGGCTTAATCTAGGAATACTAATAGCGTCGCAAACGTTAGAGTAGTCTCTCGAAAGATTTATATTTTTATAAAAGTTAACGAAAGTTGTTTGTCTTGGCATAAGTTACCTCCTTTAAGTTATTGTATTTTTTTTAAATTATAACAAAATGTAGGCAAACAAAAAAGAGAGCCCTTAGGCTCTCTTTTCTGCCAAATCAACAAAAAAGCATTCAATAAATGAATATTTCATATAAGATACTAAACCACCACTAGTATACTAATTAAAATTTTTTTGTCAAATTGTAAAGCTAAGTTTTAAAACTCTGTTAAGTTTCTTAAAAATTATAAAATAAAGAGCCCTAAAAAGCAATATGCTTTTAAAGGCTCTTATTTTCGTTTTTAAGACGTTTTTTTATTTAGCTTAACAATTTAACATTTAACACAAAAAGTTTTCTATTTAAAGACGCTAGCCCTATTGAGATAGTGCTCTAGCTTTTCAATTATCTCCTCCTTAGTAAAATCCTCACTAATAAACTCACAAGGATAACAAGGCGTATAACACTCGTGGCCGTCAATCTTACACTTAAGTCTTGTACTTAAGGTAATTGTCTCCTCCTGGTTAAGTTTCTTAACAGCTTTTAAAACTCGCTTAAGTAAAAGCTCCTTTGTCTTAGATCCAAACTCTAATTTGACTGTATTAGTAATAATAGTGGCTTTATAATTCATATGATTCTCCTTTTTATTTCTTTCGGTTATATATACGGCTAACCTCCTCAGTATCTTCGATTAAATAAAATCGTCCAAACTGTTTAGCTAGCAAATTGCCGCGCCTTATATAGGCTTGTACAGTTCTCTGTTTAAGTCCAAACTTCTCAGCATACTCCTTAGTTGTTAATAACATTAAATTCCTCCTTTACTTTTCCCAGCGGACCGGATTTCCTGGAGAGCAAATCCCCTCCTCCTCGACTATATAGCTTTGCTCTTTGGCAACTTCTAACCAGTGCTCAAAAGTAAGCTCGCTCTCGTCGTCTGCAGCTCCAAAGTCGTCAAACTCGCCCCACTCTTTAACTTTAAAATACTCTCTTGTAAGTAAAACCTCGTTGCCGTAGAAGTTACTAGATACTTGCCAATCTTTAATAAAAACAACGTGGTTATAATCAAGTATTAAAGCGTATCCGTATTTAGTGCGCTGTAGGTGTGAGTCGGCTACTTTTACAACGATCTTGTTGTTATCGTCGCTTACTCGCTGCATGGTTAAATACTTGTTGCTTGCGTTTATGTAATGCAAGCCGCTAAATCTGTAGTCGTTGAAATCTGTTTTTTTGCTCATGTTTTTACCTCGCTTTTTGTTGATTTAGTTTGTAGCCCCTCGGCTACAATTAAACTTTATCACCTGAAGGCTACAAAGTCAATATATTTTTTTGTATATTTACTTTTTTCTAAGAATAGTTTATAATTTTAAAGGAAAATTCTTTTTTAATCCCTGGAGCGGTTCCCTCGTTACTCCCCCCAGTTTAGTAGTAACTCAATCGCCGCTCCACTTTTTAATTTTCCACAATATCTACAATAATTTTGTTAATATACTATTGGCGTTATATTATTCTACCCCACTCAATACAATCCATATTAAAAAAGAGCTAAGCAGCTGCTTAGCTCTTTTTATTTATAACTTTAATTTGAGATAGTTTAACGCTAATTGTTTAAACTCTGTACCAATATCGTCGTTTGCATAAAAAACGTTGCTGGTATTAAACTCGCTAAACAGTATCCTCTCTTTTTCCGTCCTGGATTGTAAGCTAGTTGTATAACGAATATCTCTTTTTACAATGTCGGATATTACTCTAGACTTGTTTTTTATTTCCGTTTTTTTTGGATATATAAACCAGTAGCGGCTCTTTCCGTTAGCTCTATACTCAGCTAAATACTTTCTTTCTTTCACATCAAATACGATCCTATAAATTAGCTTATCATTTTTATAATTATAGCCCTTTTCCAGCTTAGGCTGTTTGTCTGTTTGCCAGGTTCCCGAGTTTAAGCTATCCGCGTGCTCGCCTATTAATTGGTTCATTAGTGGACTCGGAGCGCAATACTCAACAGCTAGCTTAAAATAGTGCTCTCTCCTCTTAGGGTGTACTCTCTCTTGCGTCTCTTTTCCGTAAGGATATTGGCCTTTTTTGTCGGGAATAGGAATATAAAAGGCTTTTATCGTTCCTTGCGGCATTTGTTTAATATAGTCGTAAATTCCCCAGTCTGTAAAGTACGGAACGACCTTACTAATCGTATTACCCAGCAGCCATAACTTAATATCACGACGTCGGGCTATTGTACTAAAAAGGTTCATTAGCTTACTCGGCTCTCTATCCAGGTACCTAGATCTGCTAATAAATTCCTCAAATACAATATTATCAACGTCCTCAAGAGCTGCGCCGGCATAATCTTGCTCGTTTTCCAAACACATGTAATAACCTATCTTTTTGTGAGCGTCTATATCCGGACCGTTGGAAAGATATAGCTCTCCTCTTACTGGCTTTATATCGTTGTACTCGTTATCGGTTAATCGCATTGTCCTAGCTCGTCCAACTTTTCCGCTATAGTACTTAGCTATTTTATTAAACCTGATCTCGTCCTCAAATCTACGCAAATAAACAAAGCGCCCTTTTTCCTTTTCAAGTACGTCGTCCGTGTCTATCATCTGAACGTCAATAGCTTGCTTTAATACAATCTCTTTGTTGTCGTAGCTCTTTCCGTTTGAACGTTCGCCAAAAATCATATAGGCGTTTGCGTCCGGGTGCCTAGATCTAATCTGTTTACTTGTATAATAACCCTCTTTGTTATACATTAAATCCCCTCCTTTACTTACTTAAAAGGCGATTTTTGTTAATTTTTTCAAAAATCGCCTTTTTAATACTATTATAACTATATTATCTCTTTTACTCCATTTTTTTCGACATAATAAACGCCGTTATCGTCTCTTGTTATAGTAGTAAGCTCCAAGTCCTGAGGATTGTTAAAGAGCAGCGCGTAAACCTCGTTATAATATTTCCTAAGTTTTTGGCTCTTAGCGTCTCCTACAATCTTAGCTAGGTGATAATCTTGTTTAACCAGTACAACGCCTGATTTAACTTTTTTAGCGCGCTTATCAAGTATTACTTTCCCAACTTGTCTATAGTCGCTCTCCAGTCCTTTAGTCGCTGACTGCGTAAATCTAGTATTAATTTTAAAGCAAGTGCTAACGAGTCTAGGAAAGCTCTTACACTGGTCGTATATTTCTTGATATATCTCCGTTGCGTGCATGAGTCCGGAAAGAGTAGCCTTTATATAGTTATCGCTAATTGTTATATATCTCTTACAGCCAATGCTAATAAAAGCGTCGTAAGTTTCCTCATACGTTAGCGTCCCTAAATCTAAATAACACTCTCCTCTAACCTCTATAGCTCCTTTTCTATACAAGTCGTTACAATACTCCATAACTCTTTTAACATTTTCTTTTGTTTCTCCATAAATTTTAAGTGAGTCCGTATCCCAGTAGACCACAATAGCCTCAGGCAATTTTTGGTAAAATATAAGAGTCATACAAGTAAGCTCTAGCTGGGTCCATATAGGAACGTAACAACCAAAAAGATAGTCCGTCATATGTTTCCTATTGGCGGCCTCACTAAAAAGAGTCTCCTCTTTTTCAAATTTAATTGTATTCTCCTCGTCGTCGTTGTCCTCGTCCTCAACTACAAGCTTATAGTAATCTTTCAAAGGATCTTGCATATTAATGCCGTATTGACTATCGAGTTTTCTCTTTTCGTGCCTGGTAAATCTATTAACAATTTTAGCTTGTTCTCTCCAGTCTTTAGCCTCGCTTATTAGCCTCCTAGCTCTATCGCTCGTTATAGTATTAATAGCTTTTGCGTTAAGTTTATGCTTAGTTTCATTTATCGTTATTTCCAAGAGCTTGTAAAACTCTTTAGTAACTGCATAGGTCCGTACTGCATTTACTGGAAAATCTTGAGCTCTTTCTAGTGGATAAGTATACAAGTCAACTACATCAACAACCTCAAAGTCATACGTTAACGAGTATTGTATAAAGCTTACATAGTCAACGTATAGATCTATCATTCCAGCGCTTACTATTCTACCATTATCAAGCACAACGTCCGAGCTTATGTTAGCGCATTGTTTCGTTGAGATCGTCGGCATATAGTTAAAATCTCCAAAGTGCTTAACCTGGACTTTTTTTAAAACAATCCTACCATGATAGCCCATTTTAGCAAATTTAGGCTTGCTCAAGTAGTACTCGGCTCGGGTTATATTCTTATGGTATTTTTTATATCGCATAAAACCTATTTCAATATCGTTATTGATTGTGTTAAAATCACCTATAAAGTCCCGAGACTTTGTTGGTCGCTCTTTTGGAAAGTACCTATTAATTTCCTGGCTTGGGTGAGCACTCTTTAGATCTAGCGAGTGAGCATTATCTAAAACGCGCCCAACCATATAGCCGTTAGCATGAACGTATCCGCCCTTAGCAATATTTCGCTGAGACTCAAGCGAGGCCTTATTACCTGGGAAAGACTTGTTTACAATGATAAGCCCAGTAATTAACAGCGTCCTCGTCGTTTACTCGAAAGTCATAACGATTATACTTACGAGTTCGACCGGTAGACGTTAAAGGTATATCGGCTAAAGTTTGTATATATAAATCAGTTTGTATAAGATCCCAAAGAGCTGCTAGCTGTATCTCAACATCACGCCAATTATAGTCATAATCCCTAGGCTCTAGGCGTGTTGTTGCAAAGCGTTCCTTTTGATAGTCATAGTCTAGCTTAGGCAATCCCAACTCCTCGCCTAGCTCGGCTATAGACTTATCTAAAAGAAGTAAACTATCTCTTAGCTCTATATTGCCAGCTCGAATAAAAAGCGGCTTTCTTTCGTTTTTCATCAAAGCTTCACTTTTTGACTCTCTTATTTTTTCTTGAAAAAATTTAGAATTAGATACAATAAAGCTCCATTCATAATTGTTATGACAATATAACAGTTGTGTCTCTTTTCGATAAGCTGCAGCTCGATTTAGAGTATAAAGATATTTGTCAAAATCCTCCCAAGTTCTTACAACTTTATCTTTTTTAATCTCTCCAGTAACAAAGCTTAATTTGCCAAAAGTACCCACATACATTAGACTTTTAAGCTCGCCGTCTAAGTCTTGTATAGTCGTTGTCTCTATGTCAAAGCCGTAAATGTATTGGCCGTATTTACGCATGTTTCAAGTCCTCCCTATTAGTTAATTAATTTATATAACGTATTGTATAGCGACTCGTACTCGTCCTCGCTCATGTCAACGCTACCCGAGTTATAAGCAGCCTCAAGCTCCTCTAAATCGTCCATATAAATAGCGTCCTCGTCTACGTCCTGGTATCTATAATTACCCTCATGCAAGTCCGATAAAGCCGAGCCTAGGCCGTAGACTTGCAACTCTTGCATAACGTCGTAAGCTGTTTGGCGGCGGCTAACGCTCAACATTGTTAAACCTGATCTCCTATCAAGCTTACCAGTAGCGGCTGCCTTAGTTAAGTCGTCCGCGTCTAAAATAAGTGTAGCCTTGCCTTTTTGGGTGTAACCGGTCTTAATATAGCCTCTCTCTCTTTCGGTGCTAATTAAAGCCTCAGACGGCTCAGCTCCTCGACCTAGTTTGTAAAGAGTCCCCTTGTCCCTAGCTTTCTCTAGTCGTCTAATAGCTCTCTCTTTCTCGGCCGGTCTTAAACGCGTCGTCTTTCTTATACGATCTCGCTCCCTGGTATACCAATAACGCTGCTCTCCTAGTCGCTCATATTGCTTTTTAGCAACCTCGACCGGCTTTTTAGTATAGGGATTTATAACGGTTATTTTTTCTCGGACTTGCTTAGGCCCTCTAGCTCTTGCCATAAATTGCCTCCTTTTATTTCTTCAACCAACAAATCAGTTAAAGCTATTTTGGCCTCATCACTAAGTTGTTTAAAAATAGCTAATATAATAACAGCAAGGTCATTCTCCTCTATGTTTTTACGATCAATCATAGTCTTTATGCTTAAAAGTATATCAAGCTTTAAATCTCTACTTGTACCACTGTAGTCAATTACTGCCGTTTTATCGCTATTTTTTCTAATATAAATCATATATTTACTCCTTACTTTTTTTATTCTTTAAATGTTACCCCGTAGGCCGCTGTTAAAAACATTTTTAGCATATCGTCATTTGTAACTCCAGAATTTACAGCGTCGTTAACTATATCGGTTAAATCATTAATACTATTCTTATTAATTTGTTTATTCTCAATTAAATAAAATAATATCATACCTAATTCAATTCTTAATAAATTTTTAGGCCCTGATATTTGAGTCTCAGTCTCCAGGCATAATTTTTTTTTATTGTTTAAACTAAAATCAATTTTAATCATTAATACACCTCAATTATTAATTTATTCTTTTTTATATTTTTTATTCTTTCGATCTTACGATTTAAAAGATCATCATTGAAATAAAAAGGCAGATCGTTAGCAATCTCAACGCCGCCGCTATATATTTCAATCTCTACGCCTGGAGATAGGACTCTCCAAAGATCGCAAACAGTCATAACTTAGCTCCTTTCTTTGATTTGTTTCATAACGCAATAGCCATTACCTAACTTTTTAGCCTGGTTAATCGTCTTAGTATAACCGATCTCGTAAGCCTTGCCGCTATATAAATCTACTAGCTTAACCGCATAACCCTCATAGTTTTCGGGCTTTTCGATTATAATATTAATGTGATCATTAACTCTTTTAATATAGCTGTCGGTTGATACTTTCATATAATGTCTAATATTAACCACCTCCTTATTTTTAAATTTGTGATATATTTATTATGCAATTTAAAAATAGCACAAATAATATTTGATTAATAGAATTTTATCGATAATAAAACTATACTAATAATTGATATATGCTTAAAGGCCTTAAATAAGCTCATATAGGCGCTTTAATATTTAAAGGTGCAATTTATCACAAAAGCAAATTTAGCGCCATGTAAAAGGCAAGCGGCCGCTCAACGGTTACCAGCTGCCAATATTATTAACGTCAATTAGCGACTTATCTATTGAGTGATCTATCTAGTGATCTACGCATCTAATATTGTATTTTATTTAATACAATTTTGGGTATACCAATACAATACCCATTTAATTCAGTAATACTCTCATTTATGTCTAAGCGGCTTAACTA